ACCACCAAGGACCAAGCCCGCATCGTGTTTGACGATGCCCGCGCCATGGCTGAGCGCACGCCTGACCTGCGCACCTACCTGGGCGTGGCCATCATGCAGCACAGCATCACGGTGGCGCACCGGGCCAGCAAGTTTCTGCCCCTGTCGGCTGAAGGCAGCACGCTCGACGGCCTGAACGTGCACTTTGCGGTCATCGATGAGCTGCACGCGCACAAGACCCGCGCCGTGTACGACGTGATCGACACCGCCCGCGGTGCGCGTGAGCAGTCGCTGCTGTGGAACATCACCACCGCAGGCACCGACCGCAGCGGCATTTGCTACGAGCGCCGCACGCACGTGACCAAGATTCTGGACGGCGTGATCGACGACCCGACCATGTTCGGCATCGTGTACACGCTGGACGAAAACGACGACCCGCACGACCCGGCCACCTGGGCCAAGGCCAACCCCAATTGGGGCAAGTCGGTGCTGATGGACGACATGGCAAGCGCCAGTCGCAAGGCCGAGGCCATGCCCTCAGCCCTGAACAACTTTTTGACCAAGCGCCTGAACGTCTGGGTGTCCGGCGAGAGTGCCTGGATGGACATGCGGGCGTGGGAGCGCTGCGCCGATGTGCGCTTGCGCGACCTGCCCAGCTATGCCGGGGCCAGGGCCTACATCGGGCTGGACTTGGCGCAAAAGAAAGACTTTGCGGCGCTGTCGCTGGTCTTTGAGCATGACGTTTTGGAAGCTGGACCCGACGGTGTTTATGAGCCGGTTCGCAAGTGGCACGTGTGCACCAAGCTGTACCTCAACGAGCTGGCCATTCAAGAAAGCGGCAACGCCCACCTGACCGGCTGGGCCCGTCAAGACTACGTGCAGGTGACTGATGGCGACCTGACCGACTTTGACGTGGTGGCCGAAGACCTGCGCAGCCTGTGCAGCACGTTTGACGTGCAAGAGATTGCCTTTGACCCGGCGCTGTCGATGTACTTTGCCGGCAAGCTGATCGAAGAAGGCCTGCCGCTGGTGGAAATCACGCAGCGGGCCATGTTCTTCACGCCCGCGCTGATCCAGGTGGAGAACCTGGTGCTTGAGAAAAAACTGGTGCACGACGGCAACCCCGTCATGTCGTGGATGGTCTCCAACCTGGTGGTGAAAGTCAGCAAGTTCAACGAGCTGATGAGCCCCACCAAAGAACGCCCCGAAAACAAAATCGACGGCCCAATTGCCATGCTCATGGCGCTGGGTCGAGCCCTTGGCCCTGATGGCCAAGAAACCTCATTCTGGGAAACAGCCGAGTGAACTTCATCGACCGACTCATGGGGCGCAAGGCGGCTCAGCTGACTTACGACCAGATCGCCGGGAAAATCGACGGCGACATGGACGACTTTGCTGGCCTCGTTGACGGCCAGCACGTCACCAACAAAACCGCCTTGCAGGTCTCGACCGTGCTGGCCTGCGTGAAGGTGATCGCCGAAGGGTGCGCCACCCCACAGCTGCACGTCTACCGCGAAAAAGAAGACGGCACCCGCGAACGCGCCACCAACATCCCCGAATACCGGCTGCTGTGCCGCCGCGCCAACGAATGGCAAACCGCATTTGAATGGCGCCGCATGATGACGCTGCACGCCTGCCTGTCTGGCACCGGTCTGAGCATCAAGGTGCGCGGCAACAATGGCCGGGTGCGCGAGCTGATTCCGGTGCCGCCTGACAGCTGGCAGGTGCACCACAATTCGCGCTACGAACTGGTTTACCGCTGCTATGACCAGTTTGGCCAGATTGGCGAGTTTGGCCCTGACGATGTTTTCGTGATCCACGGCATGCAGTGGGAATGGGCCAAGAGCCTGAGCGCCGTGCAGCTGGCCCGCACCGCCATTGGCCTGGCCATGGCCACCGAAAAAAGCCAAAGCTCGATGCACAAAAACGCGCTGCGACCCAGCGGCGTGTATTCGGTCGACGGCTCGCTCAACCCGGAACAATACGAACGCCTGAACAACTGGATCAAGAAGAAAACCGGCGCAGCCCGTGCGGGTGACCCGCTGCTGTTGGACCGCAACGCCAAGTGGATCGCCGCTGGCATGACCGGGGTGGACGCGCAGCATGTTGAGACCCGCCGCCTGCAGATTGAGGAAATCTGCCGGGGCTTTGGGGTCTTCCCGATCATGATTGGCCACAGCGACAAGGCCGCCACCTTCGCCAGCTCTGAAGCCTTCTTTGCCGCCCACCTGATCCACACCCTGGCGCCATGGCACCGCGCCTGGACCCAGCGCATCGACGAAATGCTGCTCGACGGTGCAGGCCCCCTGTTTGCCGAATTTGACACGCGCTACATGCGCAACGGCTCCATGAAAGACCGCGCCCAGTGGGCACGCACCATGGCCGAAATGGGCATCTACACCCGCAACGAGATTCGAGACGAAGAGGGCAAAGACCCACTGCCAGGGCTGGACACGCCACTGACCCCCATGAACATGACCAACGGCCAAACCGGAGCCACCAATGAAGACCCTGCCGCAACACCGTAAACGCCAGCCACCTGGCCGTGCAAGCCTGCCCGGCGCACCCGAGCGCAAAAGCGCCGGGGCCCGCGAAGTGCGCAGCTTTGCGCTGCAAGTCAAAGCCGTCAGCGACGAAGGCGTCATTGAAGGCTACGGCTCCGTGTTTGGCGTGCCCGACAGCTATGACGATGTGGTCGCCGCCGGGGCCTTTGCCAAATCACTGGCCGACCACAAAGCTGCAGGCACCATGCCAGCCATGCTCTGGCAGCACGGGGCCAGCGCCCCGATTGGCGTGTGGACCGAAATGGTGGAAGACGCCAAAGGCCTGCGCGTGAAAGGCCAGCTGGCCCTGGAAGTGACCCAAGGCAAAGAAGCCCACGCACTGCTCAAAATGGGCGCGGTCAACGGCCTGAGCATCGGCTTTGTCAGCAAAGAATGGGCCTACGACCGCGACACCGAAATTCGCACGCTCAACGCGGTGGATTTGTGGGAAGTGTCCCTGGTCACCTTCCCGGCCAACGGCAAAAGCCGCGTCACAAACGTCAAATCGGCCGATGAACTGTCGGCCCCCAAAGATGCCGAGCGAATCCTGCGCGATGCAGGCTTCAGCAAAGCCGATGCGACTGCATTTGTCAGTCGCGTCATGCGGATGGGAGAGGAGCGGAGCGATTCTGCCGACTCGACCGCCAAAGCCCTCAAAGCAGCCCAACGGCTGCTGGAAAACCTGTCCAAACCCTGAACCATCAAGGAACACTACTATGTCGAAGATCCTCCTGGCCACCATGGCCCTGCACTTTGCAGCCTTCCAGGCCAAAGCCACCAGCTTTGCGGCCGCCGCTTACGAGCGCCGCGAAGAGCCCTCCATCAAATCCGTGGGCGAAGCGATCGACAAGATCGCCATCGCGTTTGACGAGTACAAAAAGACCAACGACCAGCGCATCGAAGCGATCAAGTCCGGCAGCAGCACCGCCGACATGGACGCCAAACTGGCCAAGATGGACAGCCACATCGACGGCCTGAACGAAGCCAAAGGCCGACTCGAAAAACTCGAAGCCAAGCTGGCCCGCCCTGGTGTGATCCATGACGCCCTGAAAGAAGGCGGCTCGCGTGAAGACGTGGACCACCGCAACGCCTTTGTGAACTGGGTGCGCGCCCCGCAAGACCAAGAAGCCAAAAATGCCCTCATGGTCGCCCAAAAAGCCCGCGACGACCGCCGCGTGCAAGAACTCAAGGCGCAAGGCGTGCCCGAGAGCCGCGCTGCGCAAGTGGTCACCAGCACAGGCGCTGCAGGCGGCTTCGCGCTGCCCTCCATCGTCGAAAACACCATCAACCGCTTGGCGACAGACATCTCCCCGATCCGTCAAATCGCCACCGTGCGCCAAGTAGGCAGCACCGACTACAAAGAACTGTTTGACGTTGGCGGCGCTACCTTTGAATGGCTGGGCGAGACTGACGCCCGCAACCAGACCAACACGCCCAACCTGGCCGAAATCATCCCCACCTTCGGCATGGCCAGCGCCAAGCCGCAAGCGACAGAAGAATCGCTCGACGACCTGTTCTTCAACGTCGAGGCCTGGCTGATCGAAAGCGCCGTCGAAGCCATCGCCACCGGCGAAGGTGCTGCCTTCATCGGCGGCAACGGCACCAAAAAGCCCACCGGCTTCTTGGCCGGCCCTGCGCCCGTGGCCACAGCCGACGCCACCCGCGCATTTGGCACGCTGCAGTACTTTGCATCGGGCCAAGCCGCTGCCCTGCCATCCAACCCTGACGTGTTCACCGACATGGTTTATGGCGTGCGTGCACGTTATCGCAGCAACGCCCGCTGGCTCACCGCCAAGCTTGTGATGGCCGCCATGCGCAAATACAAAGACAGCACAGGCCAGTACCTGTGGCAACCCGCTTTGACGGCTGGCCAGCCCGCCACCTTTTTGGGCTACGGCATCACTGAAGCCGAAGACATGCCAGCCGTGGCCGCCAACAGCTTCCCACTGGCCTTTGGCGACTTTGCCCAGGGCTACCTGATCGCCGACCGCGTGGGCATGCGCATGACACGCGACGAGATCACCACGCCTGGCTTCGTCAAGTTCTACGTGCGCAAGCGCGTGGGCGGCATCTTGCGCAACACGCAAGCCATCAAGTTGCTCAAGGTCGCAGCATCCTGATCAACCCCTGAAACCCTGAAAAAGGCCCCACCTGATGGGGCCTTTTTTATAACCGGAGCCCCCCATGAAATTGACCGTGAAAAAGCCCTTCAGCTGGGCACACAAAGGCGTGACCGTCGTGGCCTACGAGGCAGGCCAGACCATCGAAACCGAAGACCAAGACCTGATCGACGTGTCCACCAAAGAAGGCTGGACCAGCAAAGGCCGCAGCGCTGCCAAGCCTGCTGCAGACGCAGGCGCAGGCGCAGGCGCAGGCGATACAGACGCGGGCGCTGGTGATACAGGCGCTGACGCAGCCGATACAGGCGCAACCAACACCGACACCAGCACCGACACCAACACCGGCATTTAAGCCGCCAACCCGTGCGTGAATGGCCTTGCATGCAGGGCCATTTGCAGACTGGAGGTTTCCTTGAAGCCCGCACACACCACCCGCCGCGACGCCGTTGAAGTCTTTGTCTTCGACGCCGCGCTGATCTTGATCGGCATCGTCACCTTGCCCGCTACGCATGCACTGGCCAGCCAAGTGGCACCCGGTGGCGCGTGGCATGCGCTGGTGCAGGCCCTGCTGCTGTTTTCCGTCAGGTCATGCGCCCGCTACATGTGGCGGCGTTACTTCCGCAAAACGGAAGCCCAACCCCATTCAAAACCTCAAGAAACGAAAGACCCCCATGGCAGCACTTGAAACCGCAGCGGCCCCACTGGCCGCCACAGGCATCGCAGCCGTGCTGCTCGAAGTCACCGGCATCAGCCTGCCGCCGTTTGTGTGGGCGCTGGTCGGTGCCGCATTGCTGCAGGCGTACAGCCAGCAAGCCTGCAGCCGCCTGCGCACCGTGTGCCAAGTGCTGTTGTCTTGCATGGCAGGCGCGGGCATTGCGGTGGGGGTGGCCGAATACGCGGCCATCCAAGGCGCGCACGTTTTGCACCTCATGGCCCTCATTTTTGGAGCCTTTGCGCAGCCAGCCTTGCAAGCGGTCTGGGGCAAAGTGCAGGAGAAGATCAATGCCATTTGACTTGACCCCCCAAGCCATTTTTTATGCGGTGTCACTGCTGTGCGCGGTGTACGTCATTGGTGCGTGCCTGTGCCGCATCCGCCACCCATCGGGCCAAATTAAGCACGCCTGGAAGCTGATCTACGTGGTCATGCTGGGGCTGGCAGGCTGGGCGCTGTGCGACCTGCTCAGTGCCGACCACCCGCTTTTCCAGCAAGCCGTGTGCGTGGCCGTGGCGCTCTACATTCACATGACCAAAGCCGCATGGCTGAGCGGCCCACCCGCCATCGCCAAAACCGCCACGCCCGTACCTGTGGACACCTACGCCAAATACCGGCCATCCATCAAGACCGGCGACGCCATCGGCATCCAGACCAGCACGCTGGGCGGGCGCATCATCCAGCTGGGCCAAATCATTGCGGGCCTGCCCTACAGCCACATCACGCATTGCGGGATCGCGCAGTGGGTGGGCACCAGGTTGATGGTGGTCGAGATGAATGCGGGCGGCAACGTCTACAAGCCGCTGTCTCAGTATGCGGGCAAGCGCATGGTGGTGTGCGCACCGCCATCGGGCACCAATCTGAGCATGTTTGATTTGGGGCTTGAGCACATCACCGAGCGTCACATCCCCTACGGTCTTCTTGACTTGGTGCGCATCGGCCTGCGCCTGATGCCCATGCGCTTCATCGACACCACAGGCTGGGGCGGTGACGGCGACAGCGACAAAGTCTGCAGCCTGCTGCCCGCAATGGCTTACAGCGCCCTGGGTGGTGACGTAAGCAGCATCCCCGATTTGGCCGCGCCAGCCGAAGTGGTGAAAGCCCT